GCGCCGCCGCTACCGCCGGTCACCGCCGTGGCAAAAGTGGCCGCTGTCATTGTACTGCCTCCCTGGCCACCGGCGGAGACCGCAACCGTTCCGAACGCGGTCGATCCACCCGTGCCGCCCGCCGCGCCTGTGGATGCGCCTCCTGCTCCGCCGGCTCCGACAGTGACGGCAATGGTCGAACTTGCGGTGACATCCAGGAATTTGACACTGAGCCCGCCTGCTCCGCCGCCGCCGCCGGCAGCACTCGCCGAGGCATTGCCGGGAACGCCGCCTCCGCCACCGCCGGCTCCCTGCGCCACGATCAGCGCCAGCCGAACGCCGGAAGGCCGTGTCCAGGTGCCGCTGGACGAAAACCACGACATCGACTTCAGGCGACCACCGCCAAGCAGGCCACCTGGCTGCAGCGTGATGGCGGCGCTGGCATTATTGACGTTGATCGCCTCAAGCCACGTGCTGCCATCCGGCGAGACCTTGATATGGAGATTGTCGTCGCCGCAGAGGCCGACTTCGGCGCGACCGGAATAGGCGGTCTGAAAAAGCAGCGACAACGTATTGCTCGAAGCGGCCTTGACCAGCGTTTCGCGCATGTCGCCGGTTCCGCCCTCGCTCAAGGTCTGCGCAGTCAGAAGCAGCGCATTGAGTTTGGCCGAGAATGGATTGGCTGACGTCGCCGTGGTACCGAGGCCAAAAAGCTGGACGCCCTGCAGTGTCGACGCAAGCAAACCGAAGGCATCGCTCCACGCGGTGCCGGTCCACACGAAAATCCGCGCCTGCGCCACGACCCAGACAAGCCATCCGACGTCCGGTCCATAGAAATTCCAGACACCCTGCTGCCACGCCGCGATCTGGTTGCTCTTGCCTGTCCAGGCGCCCGTGGCCGAAGCCGCGACGATATAGGCGTCACCATCGGCACTGGTCGTCGGTGGCGCCGCCAAGGTCTGCGACAGGACCGACGCCTGCACCAGCTGGTCGAGGGCAAGGATCGCCTCGTTATGAGTCACGTTCTTCTGTGCCTGGCCCGCGTCAATCAGCGGCAGGTTCAGCCTTGTCGTCGATGTCATTGGAATGCCTTTGCTAAAGCTTTGGCGTTGCTGTGCGCCAGACGCCGGGGCCGACGGTGGCGCTGATTTGCGCGATCCTGATGGTGTAGGCAGCCTGCAGGCTGCCGAAATCCGCAATCTGTTGAGCGGCCGGATAGACCAGCGCCGGCGAGGTCGCCGATGCCTGCCGGATAACCGTACCGCCGTTCAAAATCTGGACCTGATAGGCTTCGGTCTCCTCGCCAAGCGGTACATCGCCGGCCGTCCAGGCGTCCGATCCCGGCACGCGCGACCGCCGGATCCATGTGAACGTCACATCGCCCGAGGATGGATCGCGCCGGCCATGGACATCCGTCGGGCTCCACGGCAGCAGTCCGCGCGCCTCGGGCGTGAACGTCAGATCGACATAGGACGAGGCTGTGTAGTCCTCCTGCGCGGGCCCGATCTCGAACGTCAGCGGGAGGCCGACATCGTCCGGGCTGATCGGCAGCGTCAACAGCGTGTCGTCGAGCAGGACGAACGGACTGCCCACCGGCATGCCCGCCGTCCAGGCATCCTCGGAGCCGCCCTGCGCGCGGAGAAGATCTGAGAGCATAAACGTATTTGCGGCGATCAGCGTTGCGGTCGCAAACTGGAAGACCTCCCACAGACCGGCCGTCGTCTGCACCGCCGCAAAGTTGCTGCCGCCCAGAACCTGAGACTCGGTAATCGACACGAGGTCGCCTGACAGAACACGCACGGTAATCGTCGTTGCACGATCGAAGACGCTGACTGGGCCAGCCACGACTGGCGAGAGCGTCACACCGAGCGTCGAGCGCTGGTCATGCGTGGCAATCAACGTGTAGGAACCGCCGCCGGGCACCTGACGCCAGACGGAAAACGCGCCCGGCCAGGGGTTCGCCTCTATCGCCAGATAAGGCTGATAATACGGATCGGTATCGCTCAGATGGGCAATATCCACGGCATAGACCGTGGGCTTGCCGAAGGCTGCAGCAGGGTTCGCGTTCTGCGCCCGTGTCGCGACGGGCGCCGGGGCGTAAAGCGCGGGGTAGATCGCTCGGCTTTCAATTGCCCGTGTCGCTCCATCCGTCACGCGGGTCACCAGCAGGCTACGCTCCTGCGACCCCACGGCGACGGTCACGATATCGCCGGGTTCGAGTGCGGCCTGCTGTGGCGGCAGTGCAAAATTGACCTGTTCGCGGCCGATCCAGAGATCGTGCAGCCATTGGTCCGCGATGCCAAGCGCGACGTCGAGCGGCGCGACGACAGGCAGATCGGCCTTGTTCGATGCCGAACTGAAACCGGCAAGGCGCTTCGACGTGACGGTGGCGCGGCGATAGTCCCGCAAAACATCCGAAACGGTCACGGCCACCTGGTGTGGCAATTCGGTTTCCTGCGTGCGTTTCAGTTCCAGCAGCGGCGATTTGCCTGGATCAATCAAATCACTATAAGCGAAGGATGCTATGGCCTGCCGGGCGCGGCCGGCGAAGCGGATCGCAGTCCCTGTGTCGATCGGGTCGATCTGCCAGGCTGTCAGCAGCGGCTCGATGGCGGATCGCGCCGACATATTGCTGTCGATCAGGTAGCCATCGACATGGCCGCCGATCGCCACCGTCTCGACCTCGCTGAAACCGAAATCGCTCAGGATCGCCTTGATCAGCCCATCGACGCTGGTGCCGCCGAGACGGCCCGTCAGCCAATGGCCGGTGTTCCAGTTCGCCGCGTCGGACCAGACGGACGAATAGGCCGGAAAAGCCGGAAACGGCCGCGCGTCCCACGTCCACAGGTGGATCGTAGCAGGGTCGAGCATCGGTGCACCCGATATGCACGACAGGTTCGCGGCGGAGAGATGATCGGGGTCGGTCGCATCCCAGGCGCTCAGCACCGCCTCGCAGAAGCGCCGCTGCATCAGATCGTCGCGCGATCCGCTTGAAAAATACGGCAGGCCCGCTTCCGACGAGAAGGCATCGGGAAACTTGTTCGGCTGGTTGCTACCCAGATCGACTGCGGGGCAGCCTGTTTCCGTCAGCCAGATCGGCTTCGATCTCGGCGTCCACGCCGTTGGCGCGCTCGACCGCACGCCGCCGGGTCGATCGTAGTGCAGCGACTGCCACCAGTTCGGCAGATCCTTGAACCGGAAAATCCAGGGCTCGGAATAGGCGCCATCAGTGATGGGCGTCCTGACTTGCGCGGTGCGATCGCCGGTACTCTGGTAGTACCAGTCGTAGCCCTCGCCAGCGAGCACGTTCGTGCGGAGATAGGCGGGATCCCAGGGGGATTGCGCGATCTCCGAGTCACTATTCGTCTGATACCGCCAATCGCTGAGCGGCGCATAATTGTCGATCCCGATGAAATCGATATGCGGGCTGGACCAGAGGGGGTCGAGGTGGAAATAGACATCATTTGATCCGTCCGGCGGTTGATGTCCGAACCACTCAGACCAATCCGCACCATAGGAAACCTTGGTCGTGCTGCCCGTCACGGTCTTGACGTCAGCGGCGAGAGTGGTCAGCGCCGCCACGAACGGGTAGGTCCCAGCTGCCGACCGCGTTGTCGTCAGACCGCGCAGTTCGGAGCCGATCAGGAACGCATCGACCCCGCCGGCCGCGACCGCCAGCTTGGCGTAGTGCAGGATAAATCGTCGGAAGCTCCATTCGGCGCCGGCATATCTTACTGTCGTGCCCGCAACTGAAAAATCGCCGACTGTCGCTGTTCCGACAAACTGTGCAATCTGTGTCGCCGCCGCCGCCGTCTTGTCGACGGTGCCGGTCACGCCGGCCGCAGGAAAGCATGTGATGCGGCCGCGCCAGGGAAACGCCGCCTGATCAGACCCGCCGTAGGGATCGGGCAGCGCATTGCCGGGTGGAATATCCATCAGCAGGAACGGATAGAGCGTCACCTTGAGGCCGCGACGACTGATCTCCTGAATCGCGGCCACCACGCTCGCATCGTCGGGGCTGCCGCCAAAGGACGCGATCGCCGGCAGCGCCGTCGTTTCGCCATAGACCAGCGGAGGCGTCACATAGGAAACCTGCCGCGCCGTCTCGCGATTCAGCCCGGTCACCGACCATTGAACGCTCACGGAGCGATCGTTGGCCTCGACACGGGGTGCGACCGTACACTGTCCGGCCCGCAGATCATCACCGAACCAGGCGACGACCAGGGCAACACGTCCGACGTTCGGACAGATTGCCTGCAAGTCATCGAGCGCGGCCTGAATATCCGTGGCCTGATATTTCACGTGCCGATTTTCCGACACGGTGGCGCCCGTGCCGTCGATCGATGTCGTCGCAACATTGGAGTAACCGAACTCCGTCGAGCCTGGGATCATCGTGACCGCGCGAACGCGGTTCTCCAGCGTGTCGACGCAGCGGATGACCTCGAAATTCAACTGCGGGATGCGATTGCCATAATTCGACAGCGGCAGCCGCTCGAACACGACATAGGCGAGATCGCGATAGGCGGGCACTCCGCCCGGCTGGACCGCAAGGATCAGCGGATCGGGCGTTTGATCCGACGAGCCCGTGTAAACACGCATGGTCACGGTGGTTAGGTCGAGTTCGACGCCATCGGCCCAGACACGCGCGACATGGTTGATCGGTCCGGCGCACAGGCCAATCGCGAAATTGGCATAATAATCATAGCTCTGGACGGACGGAGCGCCCTTGCCGCCCGCATTTGTGCGAACCGCATCCTCCTCGTATTGCGTCGCCCAGATAATATCGCCGGAAATCCGGACACGGCCGTAAAGCTGCGCGATCGAGGCTCCCTCGGTTGAGGACATGACCGTCAGGTCAGTCAGACGCGGCCCGACGGTCCGGTTTGGCATCGTCGAGCGGATCAACGCCTGATCGATGATTGCGCCGGCTATGCCGCCGAGCGCGCGGCCAGCCATCGCGCCGATCGGTCCGAGGATGGCGCCCGCGGCAGCACCAGCGGCAGACAGCAGGATTGTTGCCACGGTGTCAGTCTCCTGGCGGATGAGGACGGGCGAGGTCAGGGTTCGGCAAATCGAAACGCGAAGGCGATGCGTCGAGACCACCAGGGCCCGAGCGGGCTCTCGACGACGAATGTGCCGTCGTAGGCATGGATGAAGCTCGCGGGCGTGACGAGAAGGCCGGCGTGTTTGGCCGGCACGGTCGGGCGCCAGCGAAAGAGCAGCACGTCGCCTGGCCTCGCCGCTGCCGGATCGATCTCGGCCATATGGCGGCGACCGGCGTTCGCGAGAGCCTCGTTGCCGCCGGCTTCGGCCCAGTCAGGCGCATAGGGCGGCACGAGTTCGGCTTCCTCGCCATAGAGTTCGCGCCAGATGCCCCGGATCAGACCGAGGCAATCGCAGCCGACGCCTTTCAATGACGCCTGGTGTCTGTAGGGTGTCCCGAGCCAACTGCGGGCGGAGGTGATGGCCCGCATTGCGACCGTGGGTTCCGGCGTGCCGGGCGGGTCAAGCGTCGTGGGGGAGATACCCATCACGACACCAGTGCCGTGCCGTTGTTCGGCTGGGCGGTCAGCGCCGGATTGGCCAGGAGGAAATCGGACCCCGGGATATGCGGAAAGCCGCGAAAATTGACCGCGTTGTTGAATCTGAGGTCACAGGTATCGATGAGCTTGTCGCAGCCGGCCGTCACGGTGAAGACATCGCCAGCGACCATCGGGTTGGGGGCAGGTTGCCAGAGTTCAAGCGATGCGCCGCCGGAGCCGCTCGCATGGAGCTTGACCTCGACGGCAAAGCCCGCATTAGCCCCGGCGGTGAATGTCAGCAGCCCGCGCGAAAACCATCCGCCGGCGAAGGCCGTCAACCCCGATGCGACAAGCTGCGTCGGGCTGGCGGCGGAGACGATCGTGCCAACCCCTCGCATGGTCGGTTGGGTCAGATCGATGGTGCAGCGCGCATCGCCCAGATCCGCGTCGCACCGATGCTGATAGATGCGGCCGCGCTCCTGATCGAGCACGGTCGCCAATGATCGGACCTCGGCGACGAAGGCGCTATCCTGCCGCGTGATTTCACCGATGATGCCGGAGCGGACCTGCACGTTCTGGGATGGGGTGGCCCAGTTGACGAGAAACACGTCGATAACGGCGCCATCATAGAGGCCCGCAACGATATCGGGCTCGGTGATCGCTGCGGACGCCAGCGCACCGGATACGTCGCCGCCACCCGTGGAGAGATCGGCTGCGGCCATCGTCTGGCTGGCCGTCAGACCGGTCGCGGCCTCATAGGTGACGCCGTTCAATAGGATCGGCTGGTCGTGATCGGTGAAACCGAGCACCGTTCCGTCGCTGCGCGTCAGACGCCAGCAATTGGCCAGCGTCGTCGCTTGCCCGGCAATATGAGCCGCGAAATCGCTTGAGAGCTGCTTCATGGGCGGATCTCCAGAAGGGGAATGGATGGGATATTGCCAGCGGCGAATTGCGTCAGGTCGATCTTGAGGTCGTCCGTGTCGAAACGGACCGGCACGTGGAACAGATAGCCGGCCGTGACCGACAGCCCGGCCGCCGGGATAGCGCCCGCTGAGAACGTCACGAGGCCCGTGGTGCTATCGACGTTGAAATCCGTGCCCAGGGTCTTCTCGGTGCCAGCCACCGCTACCCGGATCGTGCCGGCGATGGGCTTCGATATGGTCCGTGTCCAGGCATCGGCGGCGCCATAGACTTTGACGAGTTGAAATGTCCCGGTGATCCCGTCGCCGACACCGATGGGCTGATCGACAGGCGACGGCGTCAGGCCAAATGCACAGGAGCGATCATCGAGCGGATCGCGATAGCGAAAGCCCGTCAATCTGCCGCGTGCCTCCTCAAAAAACGCAACGACAGCCGCCAGATCGGCCATCGAACGAAGTCCTGAACCCGCGTCATACTGGCGGCGCGAATCGATCCAGCGGGCATTGCGCTGTTCGCGGCCCGACCCCAGGGTGACGATCTCGGTCTTGCGTTGCGGACCGCCCGTTGAGCCGAGCGCGACACCGATCGGGAAGACAACTTCCTGGAACGCGGGAGCTGCGGGCATCTCATTATCCTTCAGACTATCGGACAAGGCAGTGTGCGAGCGTCTCAAAGACCGCGCTGGCCTCGGGCAACGGCGCGGGCGAGCATGCTCGTGATCTGCGTTTGGGATTGGGCAAAGCCGGCCGTATCAGGCGTCGTCACATTAAACGTCACGTTCATCTGTGGCGGACCGCTGCCGCCAGCGACACCGAGCTTGCCGTCGGGACCGCGCTGCAACGGCATGATCGCTTCCGCGCCGGCCTCGCCCATGAGACCCGTGCTGCCGCCGGAGATCGGGAAATACGTGGGGCTGGAGACCACGCCGCCATCAGCGAACGGACTGACGCGGCCGTTTTGAAACACGCCGCCCGCGCGGAAGCCGAATAAGGAGGAGAAGGCGCCTTGCAGCGCGGTATTAAGGCTGGTTCCGATTGACGATGAGATCGGGTTCAGGGCCTGCTTCAGCGCACTGTTGCTGACCGTCTTGGCTACATTCTGCAGCACCGTGTCCAGGCTCTTGCCCTGGACGACAGCCTGCGAAAACGCCGTGGTGATCGACTTCGAGAACGTGCCCGAGAGGTCGTTCAATTCGGTCATCGATTTGGTGACCTGGTCGAGTTGCGCCGCCGTATCGCCGGCCGGCGTTCCGTGCGTGGTCATGGCTTCAGCTCCTCGGTCACGATCGGTCGGGGTACAGCGCGGCGAGCGCCGCGAAATCGTCGCGTCGTGGCGGAACCATGGCCGTGCCGTGCGTCACGTGCCGCCTGCCACGCACCATCGCGGCAATCTCGATCGGCGTTGCCGCCCACATCTCGCGTGGAGCCAGACGCATCTCGCCAAGGCAGAAGGCGATGACGTCGTCCCAGGGAAATGCGCGGGATCGAGAAGCCTCGGCGGGCTTTTTCACGGAGAGGGGTCGTTCGTGCCCTCTCCCTAAGTAGGGCGGGCGTCGGCAGCATCCCCCTGTACGCCAAACGTCACGGTCAGCAGCCGAGCGGCGATTTCCGCAAAGCCGACCGCGCCGCCGTCCGCCCGCATCGAGGCGACGTCATCATCGGTGACAGCCTCCCCCGCGCCACGTAGTCCGGCGCCGACGATGCGGATCAGGTCGCGCGCCGACAATCGGCCAGCGCCGAAGCGCTCCGCCAATGTTGCGAGATCGCTGGCGCCGAACGCCGCTTCCAATTCCGCCAGCGCCCCGAGCGTGAGACAGAGACTATGCGGGCGACCGTCGATGACCGCCTCGATTTCGCCGCGCCGTGCGTTCGCCATGTCAGCTCCCGCCCGTGAATGTTATGGCCCCAGCCGATTCCAGGGCGATATCGAACGTCAGCTCATTGTTGTGGTCGCCGACATAATCGAGTGACGTGATCTGGAATGGCCCCGCGATGGTGCCTGTGCCGGGAACCACGATCTGCCAGTTCATCGTCGTATTGTTGAAGAAGATCGTCTGGATATTGGTGTCGGTGCCCGACGCCAGGAAGACGCCGGTGCCGGAGACGGCACACTTGCGCACGCCGACGGCGGCCAGCAATTCCTGCCAGCGATTGGGACTATCGGCGTTGGTCGCGTCCACGGCCGGTGATGTCAGCGTGATCTTGCGCGACCGGAGGCCCGCGACGGTGACATACGTGCCCGCCCCGGTCGGATCGAGCTTCAAGAGGAGGTCTTTGCCTTTCTGGGCAGTCACGGCGGTATCTCCTGTTATTCAAATGTGTTGCCGTCATTGCGAGCGGAGCGAAGCAATCCAGACTTTTCGTCCAGGCTTCCTGGATTGCTTCGCTCCGCTCGCAATGACGGATGAAAGACCGAAGGGATTTTAACAACGCCTCATCCAGTCACATTCAAAGGCTGCGTGAGCGCGACAAACCTGAGCGTCGTCTCCACGGCGATGCGGTCCTTGGCGGCTCGACTGTCGCTCGTGTCGAGATAGAGACGGATCACGCGATGGTCGGGCATTGTCGGCTGGGCGTCATCAAGCAAGGTGATCACCGCATCGGCCAGCGTCACGGCCTCCGTCTTGCCGCCGGCCTTCGACCAGACGCGGATCGAAAAGCGGTGTTCCTCGATCATGGCGTCGAGACCGTCCTTCCGCCTGGTGACGATTTCATCGAGCGAGACGAACGGCACAGGCGCATTGCGCGGCGCGCCATCATAGATCGTCGCAGTTGGCATCCCGGCCACAAGCAGGGCCTTGATCGCGGTCTGCAATTCGAGGACGGCGCTTTTCATCGCAATTCCTCCTCGGCCTCAATGACGAGATAGCGCCGGTCGCCTGTCGGATCGGCCGTGGCGACCAACCGGAAAATCCGGCCGTTGTAGACGATGCGGTTGGCGCTCGTGACATCGGCCCGCCAGCGGATCGTGAAGCGCCAGCGCGCGGCACCGACAATACGGCCGTCGCTGTCGGTTTCGGCTTGGCCCGTTTGCGCGAAGCCGCCCCAGACGGTGGCAAGCGGCGTCCACACGAACTCGCCGTTTGCCGCCAGGGCCAAAAAATCGATCTCAAGCCGGCGGTTGAGAAAGCCGATGGGAACGGTCGACGTGGCGCTCATCGGACCCTCAACACGCGAAATGGCTCGATGAGCGCGTCAAACCCTTGCGCGATCGAGGCCGGGATTGTGCTGAGGGCCGTTCCGTCACGGGATTCATACCAGCGCGACACCAGCATCATCATCGCCAGTTGCAACGGCTGCGGCACCGAGACGCCGGATGCGCCATAGCCCGCCGTGACGTCGATTTCGATGCCATTCAGGAGTTGGCCGGGCATCACCGTGGTAATCGGCTGCTTCAGGACGAGACGTGCCGGAACCGACGTCAGGTCGACCTGATACGTCGATGGCGACAGTGTCACCGGGTTGCCGTTGATGTCATAGACCATCACGGCATTCACCGATTGCAACGGCGTGATGCGCAGGTCGATCATGCCGGTCTTCGGCCAATCGTCGCGATAGATCCGCCAGCTCTGTGTGATCAGGACACGCCGAGTCGCTGCTTCGACGTGTAAGCGCGCCGCCGTGATCAGGGCGCCGATCAGGTCGTCATCGTCTGTGATTTCGACACGCAGGTGGGCCTTCGCGTCGATGAGCGTGACCGGCTCGATCGCCGGTGGA